TTCCAACAATATGTTCTATTACTGTACCGTTATTATCTCCACCTAATAAAATAGAGACATCAACGTCTTCAGCACTCTTGAACAGATCATAGCCTTTTATTTGATCTGAATTTCTTGGCTCTGCACCATCTCTACCATAAATTAAACTATCATTTGCTGGAAGTGGTGCACCATTGATTGATGCTGACGCTTTAGATCCTGAATTTGTATGTGAAGCCTACACAGGAGCTATTAAAAATAAAAAAATTACCTTTAGAACTAAACACGTTTACTGGCACAGATATAACATGTTGTTTTTAAAATTTAAAAACACCATTGACAATACAAAAAAGAAAATAATAAAAAAAGAAATGAAAGCTATAAGAAAGGAAGCAATCACAGGAATGTGTGTAATGGTTACTAATATATATTTAAGTGTTATAACTTAGGGTAAGCTGAATGGACCCGACTTACCCTAAGTCTCTTAAACGAAGCAAGATTAATGTGTCACTAATCTCGTAAATAAAAATAATGTAAATACAGGATAAAGTCAATGTTTATTATATATGTGTATATACAAACTTTTTTTAAAAAAAGTGTAAAAAAGTACAATAGTTTTGGGAAAACATGCAAAACACAGACTCAGTCTAGATTACAGAGAAAAAGTTTTGGGAAAAAAACAGGAATTTTGCATCTTTTTCAGGAAAACAATGGAGCCGACTATGCAATTTTTTTTTATAAAAAATATAACCTATAGAGATATATATGCCACAAAGAAAAAAAATAGTTAGAACACAACAAGACTTAACTACAAAACAAAAAAATTATATTGATATATTAGTCAATGAATGGGGCAATATTACTAAAGTTGATGCTTTGTTAAAAGCTGGTTATAAAAGCAAAAATAAAGACGCTGCAATGGTATTAGCCAGTAAGCTCACAAACCCTAGTTTAAATCCTCACGTGTGTAGATATTTAGAATATAAACTTAGTAAAGAACAAGAAAAATATGAGAAGGATAAATTAAGAAGATACAAAACTTTTGAAAGATTGCGTGATGGAGCTGAACAAAAAGGACAATATACAGGAGCTATTGCTGCAGAATTTAGATCAGGTCAATTAGCAGGACAATTTGTTGATAAAAGAGAAGTTACACATAATACATTAGAAGGAATGAGTAGAGTTGAGTTAGAGAAAAGATTACAAGAATTAGAAAATAAAATTAATGATGGAGCTACCATTATTGATGTTACACCAGAGGTAAAAAAAATAAAAAAGAAATGAATATTGAATTAGTAAAAAATGTTGAGGATGTTAATGTAAAAGATGATCCTGTACGAAAAAATTTAAGTTATAGATTTAGAACTACGCAAGGCAGAAAAATATATACAATAAAAAATAAAGCAGTTGTATGCATTGCTAATACAATTGATGTTCCTATTAATGTAGAACAGCTGAAAAAATTTTCTGATAAGAATACAAACTTGTTTACTATCTTTTACACTTTGTGGAGTTACAAAAAAGGATATGGAAGTATCATACTTAATAGCTTGTTACCGATGTTAAAAACAAAAAGATATGTTACTTTATCACCAAAAACAGATATGGCTTATAATTTTCACATCAAAAATGGTGCAAAATTATTGTCTATAAACAGTAATAGTTACAATTTTGAATATAAAAATGAGAGTTAAAAACAAGCTAACTGAAAAAAAAATTTGGAATCACCTTAACCTGCTTCAAAAGAAATTACCTGGTGCACATTTTACTAAAATAGAAAGCTCTACAATCAACGGAATCCCTGACGTTTATTGTTGTTATCAAGGTTGTAGTTTTTGGTTAGAATTAAAAGCAAAACAAGGTAAGAATTTAAATGTTTCTAAATATCAAATAGCATGGCATTTAAAACATAAAGGAGCTGGCGGTCTTTGTTACATCTTGAACTGGCCCCTCATTCATGTAACGCCCAAACTGTATGAGATTCGAGAGCCCGGAGTTCCCGTCCCCGCAAACGAGGTTCCCGTTCCCGTTATCATAATAAAAAACGCGCTAGCGTGTGATCCTGGTTTTTCCGGCCCTGTGCCAGCGCAGCGGGAAACAACACAAAACCCCTGAAAACCTGAGGTTTTCCGGGCTTCACCCTCCTGGCGTTTGCAGCATCGAACCGGATGGTGCAGCGTGATTTTTTTTAATCACCTGTTGACATCTTTAGACGCTGTGGTATATTAATCCGATATTAAACGGAGGAAAAAAAATATGATGATAATAACATTAGATAAACAAAATTTTATGGAGCAGGTGCGGCATCATTCACGCTGGAAGCAATTCAGTTATGAGGCTTGGGAGGCAATTTTTGAGTGGGAAGACGAAAAGCCAAAGGTGGAATTTGATCCGGTTGCGTTTTGTTGTGACTATGCAGAGTATAATAGTTTCGAAGATTTGCAAAACGATTATGACGGAATCATTGACAAAGAGACATTAGAAGATCGGACATGGGTTAGTTACTTGCCCGAGGGTCGTATATTGATAAGGCAGTTTTAATGTTTTATTTTTTGATGTTTGTGTTTCTCTTGTGCATGGTCATGCCAAGAGTATTCGCAGCCTTTTTAATTATACTATTTTTTATGATTGTGGCTCTAGTTACCTAGAGCCCGTTGCCCGTTCCCGTTACGTGTAAGAATTACGTGGGCACGTGATGACCTGGGCCGCATCCCCGCAGGCGCCAGGAGCGGGAAATGGATTCTCCAACATTTGGATACCCCGTTTTTTTGGGAGTTCCCGTTCCCGTTTCCCGTTGCGTATAATTTTGAAAGGATCATTGGTCCAGGGGCTGGCAGCCGCCACAGGATCGCACGGGCTGGAGAAGCGTAATTAAAAAAGGGTTTGACTTATCCGTTAAATATAGTATTATAATGTTGAGAGAGTACTATGAAAACAAATGTAGCTTTAAAACGTAGTGGACTGTTACTCTGGTAACTCTCTTACTTAAACTTAAACGGAGAAACAAAATGGAAGAAATCACAAAATTAATGTTACAAGATCCACACTTTGTAGAGGCCTTAAAAGATTTTGAAGTAAGGGGTTTTATAAAAGTAAAGAAAGAAGGCATCGAGATATTAGATAAAGAAGGTCTGATGAAATATTACAAGGACTTTGGAAAAGCCCCTGACCACTATCCAAAGGTAGAAGACGATGAAGTATAATGATATAAATTTTATCACTGACGAGCTCGTGGAAACATTTGCAAGAATGAACAAAACACAGAGAGAAAATTTTTGTGAATGTCTTTCACGTAAATGGCCGGGCTTAGCACAATCTATTGCCACAAGGCTTGTTCACGAATTAGTAGTCCAGGAACTAGACTAATGAAGACATATTTTATCAGCTATGTAGTTAAAGACAATGCTAAAGATTCTATTGAAGGGTATAGTCTTTACAATAAAATTTTAAAGGGTTGGAGTGAAGAACATATAGAACATATTTGTAATATTCCAGAAAAAGATATTAGAAGTATTGTTCCAGTAAATATTCCAAATTCTAAAATTCCTAGATTGTAGTTCCCGTTCCCGTTCCCGTTATCGTATGATTACGGGAACATTTTTTTTTGCTGGCTAGCAGAAGCTGCGCGGATCGCACGGGCTGGAGAGTTCCCGTTCCCGTTATCACTAGGATGTTGGAGCATTTTTTTTACTAGACTTCCAGCCCTGCGCGGTGCTGGAAATGAGTTCCCGTACTCGCAAGAGTAAGGTAGGTCTGTGTTTGTGGTTTCCAGCTCGGTGCAGCAGCTCCGGACCGGAAAAAATTTTTTTAGTTGCAGGTTGAAAAAAGGCTTGTGCTATCCGATATATATAGTATAATTTAATTTTAACTTAAACGGAGGAAAAAATGGGATTTGATTTATACGGACAAAATCCAAAATTAAAAGGCGAAGAACCAAGTATTGATTGGACTAAAAAGCCAACAGAAGAAGAGAAAGACGAATACTTCAAAGCAAGGGCAAAGTTTGAAACAGAAAATCCAGGTCATTACTTTAGAAACAATGTATGGTGGTGGAGACCATTAGCGAATTATGTTTTGCAGTTAATGGGAAACGAGTTCACAGAAGATGAGCAAAGAAGTTGGCATCATAACGACGGCTTTGAAGTAAGCGAAGAACAAGCTAGAAAAATTGCTGACAGACTTGAACAAGAACTAAAAACAAACAGAGTAAAAACTGTTGAAGGCTTTTATAAAGAGAAGATGAAAAAAGCGAGTGCGAAGAATAAAGTTCTTGAGAAAAAAAGAAATGAGCTCGAAAAGATTGTATGGGAAAAGACAGGACAAAAACTAGCACCTGTTAAATATCCAGAACCATTTAAAAAACAATGGGAGGATATACAAAACCAATATGATTGGGAAGCAAGTTATCCGTTTTCAGAAGCAAATGTAATTGACTTTATGCGTTTCTGCCGTGAATCTGGAGGCTTTCAAATTTGCTAGACCTTCCATTACTTTTTTTAGAGGGATTGCTATACTTAGCAATCTCTCTTTTTATTTTATATTTGTCCTAGTGCCCGTTCCCGTTCCCATTACAGTTTAATTTCTGATGAATCTGGTGACAGGAGGAGCTGGCAGCGCGCGATCGCACGGGTGGGAAATGCCCGTTCCCATTCCCGTTTCCCGTTACGCGTAAGATGATGACCTGGTTTACTGGCTACGAGCTGTGTCACCAGCCTCATCTCAACAAAAAAAAATAAAAAACTTTTCATATATTCCTTGAAATATCGGATTATATTTATTATATTATAAGTAAGTTAATTCATACTCTTAAACGAAAGGAAGGAAAAACATGAAAAAACTTAAACTTAAAAATGAGAAGTTAGCAAAAGAAAATATAATGTATAAATTCGCTGTTGCTGACATTAACTATAAGAAGTATAAAAAAGAAAGAACTCAACTATTAAAATTAGTAAAAGCAATTTTAAAAGATGAAGAACAATTTGATTTTAAATTACTTCCTAATATTAAAGGATATATTCAGAAAGTAATCACGAAAGCAGAAAGATTTGATTCTAGTTCTTTTCAAGCAGATAGTCCTGAAATTTATAATCAGTATTTAGTGCCAAGAATATCCACTACTATTGTTACTGATAATGTGGAGGTTGATGACTATGCCAAATAATGTATTAGACTTAATTAATAATCAATCTCTTATTTCTAGCAATTCAAGATTTAATGAATTAAGAAATAATTTAACAGAAGAACAAAGAAAACAAATTAATTATCAATTAGTGTGTAGTGCTATGGAAAAAGCTATCATAGAAATTTATGCAGAATATCCTAATAGCAATGTTACTAATGCACTAAAAGAAAAATTAATGAACTATCTTGCAGAATTAGCAGTCATAATAGATAGATAGTATTTTAAAATGTGGGGACTGTGTCCCCACATTCCCACACAATAGAAGGCTCTTTTGACTTTTAAAACACGATTTAGCGTATTTTAGAGCCCACACAGGACTAGGGGTATACGCACACAGATTGCTAGGTACGGCCAAGTTTTATACGCGTAAATACTTGCGAAACGATATGGGTAGTGTATAACGTAATTATGAAGCCAGATTTAATGACAACAGAAAAACTGAGGCTCGAAGTAGAAAAGAAATGGATTGAGCATATTAAACTTTGTCAAGATAACTTTTTATATTTTGTTAAAGAAGTATGGCCTGATTTTATATATCGTAAAACTAATGATAAAAGTAAAATGGGACACCATCAAATTATAGCAAACGAATTTACAAAAATAGCTTCGGATAAAAAAGGGAGGCTCATAATTAACATGCCCCCTCGACACACGAAATCTGAATTTGCTTCCGTTTATTTTCCTGCCTGGATTATTGGTAAGTATCCAAAATTAAAAATTATGCAAGTATCTCATAATACAGAACTTGCTGTACGTTTTGGAAGTAAGGTTCGAAATATTATTGACTCACCAGAGTACAAACAAATTTTTGGGGATGTTAAATTAAGAGAAGATTCAAAAGCAAAAGGGCGATGGGAGATAAGTCAAGGTGGTGAATATTATGCAGCTGGTGTTGGTGCGTCAATCACGGGACGTGGTGCAGATTTATTGATTATTGATGATCCTCACACGGAACA